TCACTCGCAAAACGCCTTGTTGAGCTCCTTGGGGAATTCCTCCAGCAGGGCTTTGTTTAAGAAGAAGCATGTCCATTGGCCGCGCTTTTCCCTGAGGATGACGCCAGCCTGTTCGAGCACCGCCAGGTGCTGGGAAACCGTGGATTGCGCCAGGCCTGTGGTGGTCACCACGTCCGCCACGCTGATGCCCTCCTCGAAGTACTGTATCTTGTCGCAGCAGGTGCCGATGGTCTGGTCCTTCATGGCCTTGACGATCTGGTACCGGGTCTCGTTGCCCAGGGCGTTGCAGATTTTCGAGAGCTCCATGAAATCCCCTCCCCGGACGCATCGTATTTTCCCGATACCACCGTCATTATATCGGATTTTTGCGATATGTCAATGGACTCCCGGGTAAATTTTGATGCGCTGTTGCTTTGGCAGTCAGAAAGCCCCGAAATCCTTCGATTTCAGGGCTTTTCTTGATGGTAGCGGCGGTCGGATTCGAACCAACGACACTCCGCGTATGAACACGATTTTTTGGGGTTGTCAGGATTATTATTTCCTAATTTATAGGCGCTGAAAAAGGTTGGCATATTTGTACACAAACTGTGCAACGGCAAAGCAAATACCATCATTTCAAATGAGGGCATTACAGCCTACAGCATGTGCAAAAGGTACGTAATAGCGGTGGCAATATGGGTGGATGGTAGGATTCCGCATTCGTGTAAAAGCAGGGAACGTGAACTGAGCGGTGTGGGCTCTGCCAGTTGCAGCATGAATAGCACTTAGCAATAATCGGCTTCCGAATTAATCCTGCGTTCGCTTGCATTATGAGCAATTCGAGGTTATAATAATAAATAGAACAAATGTTCGATATTATTTGTGAGCGCTTGATTTTCTTGGGTATCAACGGGAGTAGATGGAAAGGATGGAATTTATTTTTTCTGATAGCGGCATGCAACAAAATGCCTTCATAAAGGGACTAAACGCTTCATAGCCTAGGGATAGAGGGGGTGTTTTCATGGTTGTCAACCAAGAGGAAGCTTTACAGGAAGTCTTAAAAGCGATCATCACGATCACAAAGCGAACGGGGGATAGCGGGATCATTCAAGATGGCGCGGGTGAATTTTTGGCGGCTTGCTCAAAACTTGTGGATTCCTTTAACAACATGCACTGACGAAGGAAAACCTCTGATCCCAGCCAAAGATTTAGAAGGTAAAAAATTCGGATACAGGGCCTAGGCTGTGGTGGTTCAAACGTGCTTTACATGAAAAGCGGCTTGTGCTAGAATGTCAATAACCAAAGGTTGGGAGGGGCGTGCCGGATGAATTCTGCACAAAAGCTGCTGTATCAGGAAATCGAAAAGGCGCGTAACTCTAGGTTGCTTGTGTATGCCACTGGTGACCGGCAGGGTATGGAGACTCAAATAGGGAACGATGCAACTGATTACTTTGCTGAGCATCTCGACGCAATAGGAATCGTTCATAAAATTACTCTGTTTCTATATACCTGTGGTGGTAATACTTTGGCTGGTTGGAATATCGTTAACCTAATACGCCAATTCTGTGACGATTTCGAGGTCATTGTTCCTGTAAAGGCTCGAAGCACAGGTACATTAATGTGCTTGGGTGCTAATAGGATAATAATGACAAAGCAAGCAACCCTTGGGCCAATTGACCCAAGTATGAACACACCATTAAACCCGGTAGCGGCATCCAACGGGCAAGAGATTCGTGTACCAGTTAGTGTGGAAGCAATCAAAGGATTTCTTGAGCTCGCGCGGCACGAATTAAATGCTAACGAAGCGGCGCTGGCAAGCATATTTGAAGTTCTCGCACAAAATGTTCATCCATTGGTGCTTGGCGAAGCGTATCGTGCAACCGGTCAGATCAAAATGCTAGCTAAAAAGTTACTTGTCAATCAGGTATCGGATGAAGATAAAATTGAGAAAATTGTCTCGTTCCTTTGTAGCGAGTCGGGAAGCCATGACTACACAATTAGCCGACGAGAAGCAAGGGACAATCTAGGCTTAATTATTGAAAAACCTGATGAGGCGCTGTACGGTTTGATAAAGAAGGCATATGATGGGATAAGAGATGAATTGAATTTGCGTACACCTTATAGCCCTGCGTTGTTGTTGGGGGCCCAAGGTTCTCGTCCATATTGTGAAAGGCGTGTCCTGCTCGAGAGCGTTGCTGGAGGTGTTGATGCATTTGTTTCAGAAGGAGTATTAACAAGAATACCACTTCCACAGAACCCGTCGGCTATCGCAATCAACGACCAGCGTACATTTGAAGGGTGGAAACATTATGATGAATAAGGAATCTATTCAGAATCTCGTGTATCTTCCAACATCTTCTGCTCTTGAGAAGCCTTCAGATGATAGCGACAATCCTCGTTCGTTGATTAGTTTAATGCGAGACAAGACAGTCATTGCTGGTTACGAGCTAAATACACCGGTTGTGCAGACTCAAGTATACACCATTTGCATTACTCTATGATTCACTGTTCCGCACATATTCTGTTCTTTTTGTCACCCCAATCCTTACAGTCAAGAAATGGCTGTAGGGATTGTTTTTTACACTTGTGCCGCAAACACCACCGAACGCAAGGCGATTCTCATCGAGGATTACGCGATGAACCTTGCCAGAAGGACACAGGCCGCTTATGTCCAAGAGGCATTTCCAATATATCTACCTTACGCGCATCGTCATGAAACGTGTTTGAGCTGATTAAACTAATAGGCACAAAATACTGAACAAACCGGATGTTTTGTGCAGAAGTTCTGCCCTGGAAACGATAATGAGACTTCCGGTTCAGTGATTTCTGCCAGAAAAAAGTGCGGTATATACAGAAAAACAGTGCATCTTCTGATCCGAGATGCACTGTTTCTTTGGTAGCGGCGGTCGGATTCGAACCAACGACACTCCGGGTATGAACTGAATTATATGCCTACCTCTGCCTGTAGAAACCCAGTAAATTAGGCATTTTCCCTACCATGCACGGGGATGCTCGAGAAAAGAAAGTTGCATAAAAGTTGCACTTTGGGCAATGCTCTGTGTTTCTTTGTCAGCTACTAGTTTTGCGGCTGTTTGGGTTCCGGCCAACGGAGTCGAACATTATTGCCCTGCCTTCTCTATAACAAGTTGTTCGACACACTCCTTACATCCTTTTCCATTAAGATATTCGGATGTCGTCGAAAACTACGGGAATTCTTTGATTCAACTCGTTAAATATTAGTTTCGCAATTTGTTGCATCTGAGGATGAGCGAAAGTTTGTGTTCTTAGTCTAAAAAAGTGTCGCCACTCCCTTAGGTTCATTGTTACAATTATCTCGGTCTTTAAACTGTTAGGCAACACTGATCGTGCTTCTTGCGGCGATGAACCAGATTTCAATAAATCCATATACACTTTTTCGCAATAACACATTGCGTCATGCCACATCGCAAATTTTGTATCATCACTTTCATAAAATAATGGCTTAATACAAGTTATTTCGCTTCCGTATTTGCTTTTTGAGTAATTGCAATACCGAGTGCTTTCTTGGCTATAACTAGCTATTCTGTGTCTCACAATTTCGTGTGAAACGCCTCTATCGCATATTACCCTTACTGTCACTTTTTCATGTTCAAGTACCGACTCGTGCCCGTTGTCAAGAATTTTACGAATAAATTCTTTCGACGAAGAGTCAGTAATCGCGCTTTCGCTCTTATAACATACCCGTCCATATCTTTCAATATTTCGAATAATTTGATCTCCATCAATGCAGTCTTCGATAACAACATATGGTTCAATCACTTTCACTTTATTAATTTCCTTTCAAATGAAATTTATATACGCATGTTTCTGGGTCATTTTTACATATCTCAATGGTATACCCGCTTATGAGGAATTTAGATAGCACACCGATTTTTGACAAAGAGACTTCGAGGGTCTCCTCGCCGTTTCCAACATTCTCTCTATTAATGAGTCCGATTACCTTGTGAACAGATACTTTTGTATCGGATTTAATAGTATTACATATATTCAGAATCGTCTCTCCAGTGTTGTTTGTGCCGACGATTAAAACAGGTTTTACAGATCTATCTTCGATGATTTTATCCTTGATTGTCTTTATAGACTTTTCCCATTCCGTAAATCTGGTAGATTTATCTTCGGGTATAACGTAGGCGATAGGCTGATTTATTATAAAACCGATGTGAGATGATATAATAACTCCGCTATTCGCGATACCTATTAATAGATAATTATCACCTAATTCGTCGGGCAAACAATCAAAACTGTTTGAATAGAGATAGTTAATAAACGCCTGAGATATTCTATCCAATAGCTTGTGGCTCGTTAATATACCGCTGCAGTCTAATTTGTTACGTGTTCTAATGCTGTTTTGGCGGCCTTTTGCGCTATGAAGAAGATAATGACCCTCATAAAATAGACCATTAGACTCTATGTGCGCATGAATATCTTCAATAAGCGATAGTATGTTTATCGTTTTTGTCTTCTTATCTTTATCGGCGCTTCTTTCGACAATCTTGTCATACTGCGACTTAAAACTACGATTCTTCCATTCAATAACGATACTTTGATTGAATTGCACATGTTCCATCTCATTTATCGTCTTAGCAACATTCAGCAATTCACGGTTAAGTTTATCTACAACTTCTTTTAGCAGCTGCAGGTAATATGGCCGATTAGTAGCAATAAGTGCTTCATTTAACACTAATGTCACTGTTCCGACACCTATATTTACTGTTTCAACTAATTCGAGTTTATCCCAGTACTTCTTTGATATGTCGTCTGCCGGTTTGTTTGTAATACCAGTTATTCTACTGGATGAGCAATCGAGTTCATCTGCCCATCTCAAATATGCAGATAATTCCCTGAGCCGCATATTGCCATTACGGTCTTCTTTTTGTACGTCGGCATATAAGAACAAGTCTCTGTTTAATGTATCAAATGTTCTCTCGTTCTCTAGCTTAATATCGCTGTGTCCTAGAATTACCCAAGCTACAGCCTTTTGAATTCTTTCATCTTTAACTACATATTTAAGTACTGTGGAAAGGTCGCTATGAACCTTCTTCAGTTCATCGTTGTATTTTGGTTTATCTGGTGTAACACCATTCTCGTATAACTGATTTAAAACGTCTTGATCTATTGTATAAATATTGTCTTCAATGGTCGTGGCAGCATATTTGCTTACAATACCCGATCCATTCAATGAATGAATAGGCCTGCCATAAGGATTATATGCCATATCGATGTCGTGAAGTAAACAAGCTAACTGAAATACATATAGTTCATCAACCGAATAATCAGATGCACGCAATAGTTTGGATGCATTAATCAAAACTCCTTTAATATGATGTTCATAGTCATGTGGTGTGTATGCAATTGGTAAAAAGTACTGATCCTCAGTAAATATATCCCTGATTCGATCGTGCGTTTTAATCCATCGATCATAAAGATCTGAGTCGTTTTTCTTAATTCTCTTGTTGATCTTAAGATTGTCGAACCATTCAGCCACAAATACCGCTCCTTACTTTACATAGCATTTATAGTAATTAGAAACATAATCATTGATGCCAAACAAAGTTAAAATCGGGCGTGACGTATTTGGTTTTTTGAACCGTGCAACCCCAACAGCACAAACTATCTTCGCGTTTTTAGTATCACACAGCATTTTTACCCGACTAAATTCAGTACCTATGCACATGAAGTCAAATATATAGCAGTAGTTTCTTCCTCTGTGAATTTTATCGTTCATCTTTTCGTCCATTATGGAAATTGTCGGTCCAACGTTTTTTAGGAATATTACGGGTTTCCTAATAAGCGCAGAAATTGAACTCGCCAACACCGCTCCATTAACACTAGCACAGATAAATGCATCTATATTATTCAATTTTCTATTTATTGAGCTAATAATTAGTTTTACCATCTCGAAAACAATTAAGTTCATAATGCTCGGATCGCTGACAACAGATTTAATGTCGACGTACCGATTTGCAGTAATGTTTGATGATATTATTGCAACTTTGCTTCTGCTGCGCAATTGGTAATCGGGGCATACATTCTTAAATATATAATTCATTTTGGCGTAATCGATTCCAACACCATATTTGAGTGACTCGAAAAGCAGGCTACATCTTTCAAGGTTGCTAGAATTATCAGAGACTATGACACCATTACCATTGTCTACCAGTTTTGAAATGTGCGTTTTTGGGGTCTGACTAAGAATTAGTTTTGTAGCTTCCTTTGATTCATTCATGAAGTATATTGTCTTGGTCTTTAAAATTTCAAATACTATCTCTTCAAAAACATGTACAGCAGAGTGTTGGATATCTCTTGCATCCCACACAATTATATCTTTTGTATTCGCAAACAGCCCTTTAGTAATTATTTCTACTTTTTCATCAATATACACCGACTGGTCAATATTGACAAATATAGAGGCAAAACCTAAATAGTCTTCTTGTTGAATGCACGTTTGATTCCACAACATCAAATTGTTTTGATGAATGGATACGTAGGAATACTCAACATCCGTTGTAACGAAATTGTAAAAAAGCATCATTGATTACCCCTCAATAATCACTTCAATATGTACACCGTCAAAGACGTTATTACATATTTCGAATGTTCCGGTTTGATTCTCAATGATTCTAACGCGTGGATTTAGAATTAGTTTGCGAAGAGCTATCCTGTTAATGCGCAAACAACCATCACTTTTATTTTCAATGTCCGGTTTTATATAGAACAGCTTGCAAACAGTAAACGTGTCAAGCCTCAAAATTGTATCGACAGAATGGATTAAAATGCTCCCGCCGTTTTTATACACCAATTCATATATGACATCCGAAAGCCCATACTTTTCTTTAGTATCTATCATCCAGAAACATAATGCTTCAATTATACCAGCTAAATTTCGAAATGGAGTATTACCAATTTTAACGAATTCGTCCATAGTCAGTATGCGTGGTGCTGCTTTCGATTGCTTGTACTTAGATTTCATGCTGTTATAATATCCTACACCCGAATCTGTATTCGAAAACGACAAACCCGACGATGAGTAGCATTGAAATGTATAGAATGAATCCGACATACCATGTTCAATTGAGTTTATTATTATATTTGAATATGCCTCGATCAGTTTTTTCTTGTTAAGCGCATATCTATCCGAAAGCTTTTTCTTATCGAAAAGAGCATCCAACTTGTTTCGTACATCCGAAAATACTCTGTCTTTCGAGGCGGCAATATCCTTAGATTCATTTATATTAAAAATAGAACGATTAATCTCTTTGATAGTTTCAATCTTTTCAATGTTGTAACTCTTTTTTAAATCCATTTTCGTGGAAAGATTATATGAGTTTAGGTTCGAACTGAACAACCTAAAGTGATCGGATAACATAAAAAAATCTGTTGATATTAGATAAGACACTACCGCACTTGACATTCCAAACAATAAATGAGGTACATTTCTGCCATTTTGATAAAATATATGGAAGTAACTTAACAAACTGCATGTCGCACCAGGCGTAATATGATTTGTCTCCTTAAAATCAATAATTAGCTTATCGTCATCCGATAGTAGATACTCGTAAAATTGAGGCAAGACAACACTATATAAAAAATCAGTATCTAAAATTGCTGGCATGCAAATATGCATAGTTGTAGCCCTCTATACAGTATAACAAATAGAAAGAAAATGATAATATATAATAACATAAAAATTAATAAAATGCAAATCTCCTAAGGTTAAAATATTACGTTGATAAGTGCAAAATAAACAAAAAGGCTATACCATATTTAACGCGCTGATTAAATGACACTATTGCATTTACGACCTTCAAGGATTGATATTGAAGACGGGGTAGGATCAATAAGGAACCCCCTGCCAGCCTATCGGCCAGAGGAAGTTTAGCGATTACTACGAATAACTGGGATTGGGTGCAATTTTTGCTTTAATGAGTCTGTCGAGATCAACGTCGTAATCCTGCTCATCGTCAACATATACAGCATTACTGCTATCATTTCCTGCTTCTTCGTTGTCCATCATCGTGTTCTGGCAATTTATCGAGGACCTGCCGGATCAGCTGCCGGCGGTTCCCTCGTGTGTTCTCAAAGAATAACCCCTTCGTCGCCGCCGGGATGAAGCATCAGCAGCTTGCCGGTGGTCCTGAGCCGCGGCATCTCATTGGGGAACTGGTCACCCAGCGCCTCGATCCTGGCTACATCGTCGTCAATCAGTTTCTCGCCAAGCTTCCAAGCCGCCTGCTCATCGGCGCATTCCATTTCCTTAAGCACCTTTTTGAGCTTCGATTTCGGAATCGGCAAAACAATCGTAATCCCTCCCTGCCTTTTCTAGCCGCTCCAAGGCGGCAGTGTAGTAGCTCCCGGATAACTCAATGCCCACCGCGTCATAGCCCTCCATCGCGGCCGCCAAGAGCGTCGTACCGCTGCCAGAGAATGGGTCCAGGATCACCCCACCGGGTTCACAGATCTGAACAATCTGGCGCATCAGGTCCAGTGGTTTCTGCGTCTGGTGTACTCGTTCCGGCCCGTGCTCCTGGGTATAGGTGAGCACGCCGGGCAGCACCCTCACGTTCCGGTCGACCGGCATGGGGCCGTTGCTGGCCCAGGCCACAAATTCTGCCTGTTGCCGGAAGCGGCCCTTTTGCGGACGGCTGGTGACCTTATCCCATACCGCTACACCCCGCCATGTCCACCCCGCCCACTGGATTGCGTCGGTGAGGGCGGGCAGCTGCCGCCAGTCCGAGAAAACACATAGGGGAGCGCTCGGTATGCAGAGCGCACGGGCTTCACGGAGCCATTCTGACATCCATCGGGTCCAGCTGCGCTGGTCGAGACTGTCGCCTTCGAAATCAGGGTATGGGCAGCGTCCTTTGGTCGCCGTATATTTCCGTGCGGTACTTTGCTGTTTTCCTGTGAGACTACCGGCGCCACTGGAGTAGGGCGGGTCGGTGATGATTGCCGAGAAGGTATGGTGCATAGCCGGGAGCAACTTCAGGGCGTCACCGTTGAGAAGGTCAATTGAGTGGCTGTTGAGCGTAATAGTCATGCTTGCCTCCGAAAAATAGAACATGTGTTCTAATTATACCTCGTGCAAGGACAGTGAGGCAAGCGAACGGGGGATTAAAAAACCGGCCAGCTTTGAGCTGGCCGGCGGGTTTATCTACTCGTCAAGACGATATTCACCTTGTGGAGCTTTCGGTTTCTTGCTAACGACAGGAGCAGGCGGTGTGTCTAGGGAAGCGGTTATTCGAAGGAGATAGTAGCCAGCTCCTATTGTGCTGATAGTATATGCGACAAGCAATCCCGCTCCATATGATAGGACCCAACCTTTTAGTAGGCCGGTTGTATCGACTGTTATTCCGGCGCATATGCAGAATATTATTAAAACCGCTCCGAGTATCAAGGATTCTGTATATCGGCACCTTAGTTCAGCCATTCCACCATCTTGTCGAATCTTTCGCATAATGGGACTTCCGCTAAGGCCCACTAGAATCGAAACAGAAGTAAGAATGAATCCTGAAAATGTAGTCGCACAAACGATAATAGCATTTAGAACAAATTCAATGCGGCTCACATTGCACGAAGGATTGAAGTGAGATACAACGTAGTAAGCCGCTATCCCGAAGAAAACGGGAAGAGCGACCACAAATATAATCCATGGCCGTTTCATATGGATCAGCGCCCCTTCGCGAATTATCGATGATAGTCTTCGCAGAACTTCTCTTTTAGGGAAATAAACAATCTTTTGTGAGTAATTGGATTCTGCCGTGAGTACTCCATTTCAAACGTGTATGATTCTATGTCGTCTAATAGGTCGATAGTATGTATTTCAACGTCTTCATTATCTGCCATACGGACCTCTAGTTTTTGTGCGCCTGCAGCGTATGCTTCTTTGATAAGCTCAGAGGCTTCATCAGCGTTAAGATAACCAGATTTCCTTCCAAAACCAATAGATATAGTTACGCTGCTTCCTTGGTATCTGTTAAAGACACGCAGGATTCTTGAGAGGCGAGATTGGTTCTCAGAAGAATCCGAAAAATCTGGTTCGCACGTAAACACTACTTTTCTATATTTCTTTGTTGGTGTCATCTGGCCGATCCTACTCTTCGGGGCAATGGGCTTTAGTAGTATGCTGGTTTCTGCTGGGAGTAAATCTCCGATGTAAGTTCCTAGAGAGCTGAGCGAAATACCAAAAATGTTGCGCTGAACATAAAGTCTACAAGTAAATTCATCATACAGAGCTGTGATTGTCTCGGCAGGATACTTTCCTTCCTCTAGCTCAATAAGCTCATATTCACCCTCTTCTGTGGCTATCCCGGGAAGCATCTTCTCCCTCAGCCTCAGAATTTGAAGCTCCCAGATTCGCTCTTTTTTATGTAATCGGCAAATGTGGAATCTATATTTATCTCCTCTGATCTCCTTTACAGTTCTAGAAACCGACGACGCCTCAATGGATGTAAAGAGATGGCTTAGGTCACAGGGAGTTTCATGCTGAACGGAATCTTCGTCTTTTTCGAGATAAAATGGGCGCATTTGGTCGAAACGCACATTTTTCTTGCTAACCACGCACAATCCCTCTCTTTTGTTCCAATTACTGGGATTGTAGCATTAAGTTATTCAAAAATCAATATTAATATTCCCCGCCAGCCTCTCGGCCAGCGGGGGTCGTGTATCAGGTGATCAGGTTGGGCTGTTTCGCTGTCTCGAAGAACTCCTGGATAAGAGCGTTGACGATCGCCGGGTCAATGATGATTCCCTTGGTCTTTAGGAAATCAGTTGCCCCAGCCAGCTTCTCCGGGCCGTGCCCGGCCCCGTATGCCTTCTCCATCGCCGCCACAGCAACCCGGGTCCAGTAATCAATCCTGTCAAGCTGCTCGGCGGTCGTGACGGCTTTGAGCCAAGGGATGATGTATCTGGTGACGATCAGTGCCAGGACGCCCACGAACGCCTGCAGGAGCGGCGTGAAGTCAATCGGTGTCGGCGCACCACCCGGTTCAGTTTCCTGGGCCACCTCCGTGGCCGTCTGCACAATGGGCGCCTCCGTGGGCTCCAGTACGGCCGTCTGGCCGGTGTCGGGTGGCGCTGCGGCAGATGCCTCAGCAGCCGCGAGCAGGGGCACAGAGAGGCACAGAGCGACCAGGAAAACCAAGATCAGTGCGAAGAGCTTCTTCATGGGGTTTCCTCCTTCGTTTTTTGTCCGTGGTCATAACGTAGGTGATCATCGAGTCGCTTGTGGGCCGCTTTACAGCTGGCATCCAAAGCGGTGATCGCAGTGGATTGGGCGGGAACGCAGTCGACGGTCTTCTTGATGTACTCAATGTCGACCTGCATCTTGGTGAGGGTGGCGGTCTTGTCGTCGCCTTTGCCCTTCAAAGTGAAGACCGCGACCAGGAGCGTCAGCGGCGCTCCCAGGGCTTGCATGATCTGAGTGAACGCGGCCAGCGGATCCATCAGCCGACCACCTCCGCCATCCTGGCGCTGATCCACGCGTCCTGATCCTTGTAGCGGACTCCGAACCAGCCCTCCGAATCGTCGCCGGTGCGCGTGAGCTTCTCATCGCGCTTCACCGTGCCCAGGCTCTTGGAGTTGGTGCCCGGCCCCTTGCGGACATTCGCGGTCACCGACGCGATCACCAGCACTTCACCCGCGCCCGGCGCGGTCTCCTGGGCGAGGATGCGGCTGAGCGTCACTTCGTCCGCCTGTCCGGTCACCGGCAGGCCCCTGTCCTTCTGGAAGGCTGCGACGGCCTTCTGTGTTTCTTCGCCGTACTGACCGTCCGCGCCCCACCCGGGCAGCTCGTACCCCTGCGCCAGAAGCGCCTGCTGCATCGTCCGCACGTCGTTGTTCTTCATGCCGACCGACAGCGAGGTGCGCGTGGTGGGGTTGGCGTCGTCTTCCGGATTATCTGCCACGTCATCCGCGATGAAGCGAACGACCTTGATCAGGCCCTTGTTGCCCCGGGCGGTCTTCGTTTCCGCAGCCTGCCTGGACCGGCAGTACGACACCATGTCATGAGTTTTCGGATGACCGCCGCCGTGGCCGAACAGCGTCACTTTACCGCCCTTGATGGCGTACACCATTTCCACATGGCCAACATATCCGGCGTAGGCCCTGGAACTATCGGTGCCAGCATAAAGCAACAGATCGCCCACGCGAAGCGCGCTAATGTCCGTGGGCACGCCGTTTTTGATCGCGCAGTTCACGGCGACGGCCGCCTTATTCAGGTAGATCCCCACCGTGTTCCCGCCGATGTTGTTCAAGCCGATGCTTGCCCGTTCGTACATCTTCCTGACGGAAGAACTGCAGTCCGAGTAATACTTACCGTCCTTGTATTTCACAAAGACGCATTCCCGCCGCACCGAGTCCTGCGAGTAGTTGTTCCGCCCGATGATCGGTTCCGCTTGAGTTGCCACTTTCGCCCGCTTTTCCTCCGCAGTCATTCGTTTCCCCTCCTTTGTATAGGTCGATTGTATAGGTCGATCTTTCCTCCACCCGATACCCTACGCCGCCGCGTCCGCGTGCTTCCACCCGCTGCCTGTATACGTGACAACGACAGACGCGCCGTCGCTGGTGACGATGTTCGCGCCGCCTGCACCGGTAATCTGGATAGGTGCAACGGAAGAGGTGACGGGCGTGGCGAGCTGGTAGAGCACCTGCATGGGCGTTCCGGCGGTATTCCACGCGGCGAGAAGCGCGTTGAAGGCGCTGGTTTTCTGCGCATACGACCATGCATCTGACCAACCCGTCATCCGGGTTTTTAGTACAAAGATAATAAATTGATTCGTTCCCGGATTAGAGCAGCAGCACTCGACGCTTGTGTCGTTTGGAACACCCGTAACCCAAGGGAACATAGAGCATAAACAAACCGCTGCGTTTGCCGCGCCTTCGTTCCCTATCGCGAATCTAGCGAATAGGGTATTGGTTGGCTGCGTCCCGGAAAGCCCAAAGTCGGCGCTGTATGTCGCCAGGGCGGTTCGACGCGTTACATGCCCGTCGTTGCCGATCTCGTCCTCATATCCCACCAAGCCGTAGATCGGAGTAGCCGGTGTAAGCGTGCGGTCTGTGCCATTCACAGTGGCCTTGACCGATGCCTTCCCGCTGATCGCCCGAATATTCGCAGGCGACGGCGTGCCGCTGCCTGCTTGAGAAGCGATGGTTTTGACCGTCACGCCGAGCGCCGGATTATCATCCCGTAAGTCCTGGATCGTCACGGATGCGCCGGACTTCGAGGCCGCGTAGCTGCGGGCGTTACTCGTCCCCAAACCGGTCCACTCCAAAAGCTCATCGGGCGAAGGCGTGGTGTACCGCCAAAGCTTACCGACTGCGGGAGACACGGGCGGGTTTACCCCCGTGTGCAGGGTGTTGATCAGCGGGATCAGGGCCGCCAGGCCGTCGATTTTCGTGCCAGGTGGAACGGTCACGCCCATCGCGGCAATCGCGGCGGCGATGGCCGTTTTCGCGTTCGCAATGCGAGTAAGGTCCGTTGCGATACCCATTTTTCTACCTCCTCACATCGCCGCCAACTGGGCCGCAAGCCCCTCGATCGCGGCCAGGTCCGCGTAAAAATTCGCCTGCGTACCCGCGTATCCGCCCGCCTGTGCCGCTGCGAAGGCGGTTTGCCCCTGCGGGCCCTGAATCGCGCCGAGGTTCGTCCATGCTCCCGCATCGACGTCCCACACGTACACTTCATTTTCGACCCCGGTGCCAATCGCGTACGCGTCTCCAGACATCCCAACCGGATGACTGTCCTCCAGGGCAGCCAGCGTTGGGTACAACCCTTTGATGTGGATGCCTGCGAAGCTCCGGGCGTATTCCGCAGCCGCCTCCGCCTGCTGCGCGGCGCTGTTCGCTGCTGCGGAAGCGGCGCTCATAGCGGCGATTTGCGCCAGCAGATCGTCGATCCCCGGGATTACGTCGCCATCGTCGATGATCCCGCCCGTAACCGGATCGCCAATGCTGATGATCTTCTCCAGGAGCGTGACGGGGCCACGTGAAGGACCGGTGATGCGGAACACGCACCGAACCTTTCCTTTGACTGCATAGCAGCTTTGGGTCATCAGGAAGCTGCAGACGTTCCCGCTGATGTCGCCGAGGATAAATACCCGGTTGCCGTCCTCACGGATGAAGTTTGCGGACGCAGTAGCGCCGGAAAGATCGGTAGGATCGTTTCCTTCGAGCACTTCAATCTGCCATGTGTGGGCTTTGTCGTCGCCAGGTAGCGCCAGCACGGTCGGCAGAACAAGCGGCCCACGGCCTATACCTTCCGCAAGATCTACCTGGAAGGGTAGCATCCAGTTGTCCATCGTATCCCCCCTATGCGATCCTGAACAGATTCGCGTTCAGGTCCTCGCAGGTATTTTCATTGGACAAACTCCTCGTGATGCCGAAGGTAATTACATCCCCGACCGCGAGCGTGGCCAGCGCATATCCGCAGACCCTTTGGCCGATTGGACTGGTCTTGTTGGTGTACATCCTGGCGATCTCGCTGATCAAGGCTCCGTTTTTCAGCCACCTCAGCACAGCGTCCGTGTTCGTCAGAAATGCGTCGCAGATTAGTAAGTACGTGCCCGCAACCAGGCACGTCAGCCCTGTGTCCGAATCCACGCTGAAAAGGGGCGTGTACCGTTGATAGCCGATGGTGTAGCCCGTGAACAGCGTGCCAATTCCGGTGCTCGCGGCGCGCGCAAAGCATAAATTCTGAGAGGATTCGATCTGGGTAATTCCGGCGTTCGCCGCAGTCTGAAGGGCCAGCGCGCTGGTCTGCGCCGTACTCAGGTTGGCGTTTTTCTGCGTGATGTCGGCGTCCTGGGCGGCCAGCGCGCTCGCATTCGAGGATGCCTTCGCGTCGGACTCCTGCACGCCGGTTTCCAGGTTGTTCAGCGCGGCGGCGGTCGGCTTGTCACCCATGCCCCACGTTTTTCGGATGTATGCCATGCTGATCACCTCATGCGATTTTCCGGATCGCGATCATACCGTTACTCCCTGAGATCGAGATGCCTCCGCCGCCGTACAGGACTACCCGCATGCCGATCTGATACCCGACTGCGAGCGTCAGAACCGCCATATCGGACACCGTGAAAACGCTCCGATAGCCGCTCCCTCCGCCGCCATACATCAGCACCAGCGTTTGCCCGTCCAGCCGGTGTAACTCGGCATCCGACGCAATCAGCCTCGCCGACCGGAGTATCTGGTACGTGCCCGCCTGAAGGATTTCGATGTTCCCGCTGTTGTTCTTGCACTGAGCGGAATTGATGGCGCGCGTCGTGAATCCGGAGAAATCCCGGGTGACAGACGCTGCAGTGGATGCCGCCGCAGTGGCGCCATCGAAAAGGCTCCAGCTGTCCACCAGAATGCCCGGCGGCGCGACCTGCGACAGAATCGTATTGCCGTTGGCGACGTTGGCATTGATCTGGCCGATCGCGTTTCCAACGTCGGTCAGCGCCAGAGCAGTATCGCCGCCAGCCGTTTCGTGGGCGCCGTTCAAAAGGTTCAGGCTCTCGATTGCGCCCTCCATCTTGTTCAGACGCTCAATCGAAAGCCTGCTGCCCGCTGCCCAGGTAGTTTTTATGTACGGCATGTTACCCTCCTACAGCCTCCGGACGGTCGCCTTGAACGCCCACACGGACGCACCGCTGGCCAGTTCAAATCCGAAGTGGATCTGCGCCCCGGCCTCTAGATAGCGCACCACATTGGCGCTGACAATGGCGATTTCTTGTGCAAAGGAAACGTCCGGGTAGTTGATCAGCTTGATCCGCTCGAAGGATACGCCGTTTTTGTAGATCCTCATGGTCGCTTCCGGCCCGTAGATCGACATGTTGAACTGGAACATGTAGTATCCGGCCATCGTGACTTTGAAAGCGGAGGAACTTACGGATTGATAGGGGAAGCTCCCTATGGTGTACCTGCTGGACCCGTTCAGGATCACCGCCGACCCGGGACCAACGGCTGTTCCCCCCGTCAGCACCAGCATCGAATTCCGAGCATTGAACACGTTCTGCGCCTGCGTAGCCAATGCCAGATACCCCGCCGATGCCGCCGCTTTCGCCTGTGCATCCGTCCTGAGCGCCTGGGCATGCCTATAAACAGAGTTGGCGTTCGCCGCATCGTAGCCCGCCCCGGTCGTTTCCGCCTGCGCTACGGCCGCCCGGATGCCCTCCTCCGCGTTGTTCAACCACCCAGGCGCGTCGGCGCCGCTCTGGCCGTTTGCCCAATTGTGCTTGGTATAGCTCATATCAGTACCTCAGCGTGGACGATACGCGCAGCCCGCCTTCAAGGCTGATGGTCTGCTTCGACATCCGCGCGGTCTTGGTCGTGCCGTCCCGAAGTGTGACTGCCACGAAGTCGCCGGTCTCCAGCGCCGGATCCCCGCGCCAGGGCATGTCCACCCACTTCCGGGCGTAGCCATGGTATTTCAGGATCGACCACGCCAGATTCTTGAAGTGTTGGGCAGCGGCCGACGTGAAGGTTGCTGCGATCGGGTTCCCGGATATCACCTGCTCCTGAATCCCGTTTTTTGATTCCTCCGTGGCATCGTTCTTAAGCGCCTCCAGGCTGTCGCCCGTGCCGTACTTCACGCGCATCCTCGTCGGCCCGCCCGCGTTGTCGGTGGTTTTCAGCCCGCCAAAGTACGCCGCGGGGCCAATGGAGAACACTGGCGACCCGAAAAGCCCGCTCTCCGGAGCGTTCTCGGCGATCAAGTTGGCCACGCAGCGGATCTTCATGTCCCGCGTCTGGAAGATGGACCCGTTGACCATCTGCGCCGCGTATCGGAGCACTTGACGGCAGGTTGCGCCCGCGAAATCCGGAGCTGCCGGGATCGACAAGTTGCCGTAGGCAGCATCCGAGACAAACTCAACGCCGAACCCGGCACAGGCGAACACGTCTGAAATCAGCGCGGACAGCGTCGCGGGGTATGTCAGCGAGGATGTTTTCGCATAGACCACGCCGTCAAGCCCTGTCAGCATATCCGTGGCCTTGATCGTGATCGGGATTTCGCCATCCTCTTCGCCCCAGTTGGATACAAAATAGGTGCCCATGGGGACCAGCTCGTTGCTGCCGTCATCGTAGACCAGCCCGGCGAATATCTGGATGCGCTTTTTTCGCATGTCCAGGCCGTAGATAAGCCCGGAAGCGTTGGCCTTCGAGTACCTGCGGTCAGAATTGTCCAGCGAAAGCGTCAGCGTGCTGGCCAGACAGGAGCCGACCTCCACCGATGTGCTGGCCTCCACCTCCTCGTCCGGAATCATGGTCAGGATCCGGTCACTGCCCGTCACGACCTCCGCCGCCCCGGAATAGCATTCGGTGACTTTGCAGGTGCGCCCGGCGGCGGTCCACTTTTTCACGATCAGCCGGATGCTCTTTACCGCAGTCACTTCGGGGTATGTGCCGCCGGAAACCAGGGTAAGCGCAGAAGATGCGTTCCCGGTGACCGCCCAGCGCCCGATCTCGGTTCCGGCAGAATTGAGAAATGCCACATCGAAATCCACCGCGTACTCGCTCAATCGTTGATCGAAGGCCACGGTGAAGTGGTTGACCCGGGTCGGCGCCGTCAGCGTCATCGTAATGATTTCCTGCACCGCAAATGTGCCGCCCGTTCCGGAAAGCTGTGTGCCGACGTAGCCCGTCTGCCCGTAGATCTTCGACGCGACGTATTTCGCGTCGCCCACGGTCCAGGCGCTGTCCAGCGAAGCGTAAGCATAATCCGGCTGAAGAACGCCGTCCGACAGCTGGGCGGGCTTGGATGTCTCGTCTGCCGCCGGCGTCGTGACGCTCGAGATGCCTGAATCCAGGATGGACCCGGTCAGGTCAATCCTGGCCATGACCTGCACCCGCCTCGATACAAGCGGATTTAGGACCGCATCTCGCCACGCGCTGGAAACGGACAGCATTTTCTCACCTCTCGATCAGATTGACCGCCACACCGATGTATCCCTGGATCTCGCCCGTGTCAAGGATCCGCTGCGGCGTGTAGCTCAGGTCGCCCTTGTAGACCGTGATGGTCCTCAGGCTCCCGGTCTTGTCCACGTAGTCCATCGTCTTCCACATCCCCTGGCTCAGTAGCGTTTCCAGCTTCGCCAAGTCCGCCGGAAGGAGAAATGCAAATCTCAGTTCGTGCTTTTCGACGTTGCTGCGAACCAGATCTGCGACCAGAAACCCTTCCGCATTGCGCTCCGCGTTCTTCTGCAGGTCGCTTTTCCCGGTCTGCCATTCGGATGGGCAGGGGATCGTCACGCCGTTGATCCGGATCGGCGTCAGCTTCACCTGCCCGTCCGCGTAGGTGTAGGTCATTGCCACCATGGTCAGGTCACCTCCGGCATCAGGATCATGCGTCCGGTCCGCCGCTCCTCCTGACGGATCGCCTTCACAACCAGCCGCCCAAAGACGGTATCGCTCACCATCATCTGCCCATCCACGATGGTTTGCCGGTTTCCGCCGCCGCCCTGGTTGGCGTCCACGTACGCTTGCAGAAGACCCTCATAGACCGCCTGCCGAATGCCGCCGGTGATCTGGTCGTTGTTTGCGACGGCCGGCCGGTTTCCGATCGTGCCAACCATTTCCGGCCCGCGCTCCCGTGCGACAAACAGCTGACCGACGGGCGGGAAACCGCCCTGGGCGTATCCGGAGACGGAATAGCTGTCGGCCTTGCGCTTTTGCTGATCGATGGCCCTGTTCGCCGTGATCAGTACCGCTGCGATGCCCGCGGCAGCGACGCCCGCCCCAATCAGGCCTCCTACGATCGAGCCGTGCAGGATCGCGAACGTCGCGGCCAGAAGGCCGATAACAGCCACCAGTGAGCTGATCACGGTGAACACCTTTTGGGACGGCGTCATCTTCGGCCAGGCCTTCGCAACCTCCATCACCACGTAGGTAATGCCCGCGATGGCCGCGGAGATGGCCAGCATCTTCCAGTTCAGGTTCCCGAGGATTGTGATCACCGACTTGATGCTTGCGATCATCTTCGGGATGTCGGAGATCAGTTTCATGATGGTCCAGGCCGCGAAGAACGCCACCACCGCCGCGGTGATCGATTCAACCGTGCTCTGGTTGTTTTTGCACCAGTCGGAAATGCCCTGAAGCTTGTCCCGCAGCCCCTTCAGTGCATTGGTGATGATGTCGCCTGTCCACTTGCCGATCGGCTCAATGAACTTCTCCCACAGCCAGCTGAAGACCGGCTTCGCCCCGTCGATGATATGGTTCAGCGTCTCAATGGCAATGGCCACCGTGTCGATGGCCACCGGCACCACGCTGTTCGCGGCCCATTCCACGATCGGCCGGATCGCCTTGTCATAGAACCACAACAGGCCTTCGCCGATGCGCTGCGCAAAAGGCGTCACAGCCTGCCACAGGCGGGTGAGCTTGTTGGTGATGTCTTCCCAGCCGATGTTGCTGACCAGCCGTGTGGTCGTGTCCAGGAAGTCGGGGAGTCCCTTGCCCAGAACCCATAACCCGATCGGCTTTAGCGCGTACTCATAGAAGTTCTTCAGGTTCAGCCACACGAAATCGCGCGCGGGCGCCAGCGCCTCCCACAGCCGCTTCATGGCCTCTACCGTCGGCTGTGCCGCTGCCTTCAGCTTTTCGAGCCATGCCAGCGCTGTTTTGATCCACTCCGGCTTGCCCAGCGTCTGGCTGAAATCCGGCGCAAGTGGCGTGCTGGGCGTCTTGCCCGAAGATCCGCCGGTGTTGTCCCGGCTGATGTCGTTCAGCTCATCGAACGATGCCAGCGCGCCGCGCGCGGCCTTGTTCGCGTCCTTCAGTGCGTCGGCCTGCGCGTTCGTTGCATTGGCCGAATCGTACATCGAGCTGGCGGTCTGCTGCGCCTGGGCCGCGGTTTTTCCGAACAACGCGGCGATGAACACCGCGATGTTTCCTATCACCTGTGCCAGAACCTGCGCGAACTGGATCAGCGTGGGCATGATGCTTTGATAGATGGGCGCGAAGGCGGTCAGCAGATTCCCTTTGATCTGCGCCAGCGAGGTGGCAAACTGCTGGTTTGCCATCGCGGCCCGCCCTGTGAACTTGGCCATCGCCATGAAGGACTTATAGATGATCAGCGATACCAGCACGCCGCGGACCGTCCGGCCCAGCGTCTTAAAAATGGAGTTGACAGGGTTCATGGCCCGTGCCGACCGCCCGGCAGATTCACCTACCGCGCGCTCAGCGTTTTTCGCGCTTTCGGCGATGCCTTTGAAGCGGTCCGAGATGGTTTTCTTCGGCGCCACCTTGTCCGACATCTGCGCCCCAGTCTTCCCGGCGGCCGCCATGGCGTCCTCCATTTTCCAGATGGACGCCGCGGCATTGTCGGACTTGGTGATCAGCCCCGCGATCTTCGCTTCCGTAGCCGCGATCTGAGAACGCAGCTTTACCGCCGCTTCCGCCGATCGAGGCGAGCTTTTCATTGACGACGCGGTGTTCATCTTGGCCTGCATGCCAGTCAGCTTCGCCTGCTCCGCGGCAATCTGCGCGTTGGTCGCGTTCATCTGCCTGGTCAGGTTTTCGATTTTTACCCGTTGCGCCTGAAGCGCCGCATCCGCACCCTTGTTCGTGGCGCTGGCGGCAAGGCCCAGCTTCTTCCGAATCCTGTCCAGGATCGGGCTGATCTTGCCCTCCAGCGCCTGCAGCGCGCGCACGCCGGTGGAACCCATCTGATCAAGTTGGCTGGCATCGCCGCCTACGACGATCTCCAGGCGTTCCAGTTCCTCACCCGGCATGCGCGCTCACCTCCGAACTTTCGTATTATCGAACGCTTCCCGGAACCTGTCCCGAGTTGTTCGCCAGTCTTTTTGGGCTTCATCGTCATCGATCAGGCCTGGGAATGCCTCTTTGAGGCTTGGGTATTGCTGTCTGTGTTTGCTGAAGAGATTCGAAACCCCGAGGGTGATCAGATCCGCGAGCTTGTAGGCTGTCGCCGCCTGCCGCGCCGCCTCGTCGTTCCTACGGCGCACGACCGCCTCAATAACGCGACGCGCCTCCCCGAAGGTCATTTCCCAGAACGCTTCAGGGTTCACGCCGGCAGCCACCAGGTAGGCATAGGCCTCATCCGTTTCCTTCGTCAGGCTTCGGACATCTCCCGCGTTTCCTCTTCGGTCGGCTGGTTGATTTCGCGGGACAGGTCGATCATCCCCTGCGGGGTGATCTTCGCCGCGTCCTTCGGAAAAAAACCGGTCACCTCGGCGATCTTGGTCACCAGCTCCACGAACTGCTCCGTCGACCATCCGGCATCCACCATCCGGTCGATCAGGTCGCAGGTGCCTTCGTAGCTGTACTTTCCGTGCTCGCCCGCGAACGGCTTCAGCGAGACGTACAGGATCGCGGGCAGGTACGCGAAGACATCCATCGCCTTGTTCTGGTCCCCGAGGATCCCGATGACCGAATCCCCCAGCATCTTGCCAAGCTCCGCGTGATCACGGGTGCGGATGCGCAGCTTGAAGGTCTTGTCCTCAAACTCCAGTCTGTAGTGGTCCATGTCTTCTCCTTCCGGGGGCCTTTACAGGCCCCCGCTTGTCGATCAGGTGCCGCTGGGAGCGGGCGTGAAGTTGAGTGATGTGGCGGGGATGATGTTGAGGATGTAGGTCGGCGCACCGTTCACTTCCTGGCCACTGGACCTGCAGTCCGGGTAGCCTTGCCAGCTGTCCTTCGAGCCGTCCGGCCAAGTGATCTCCCAGTACTGCGCCGCGGTCGGACTCAGCGCGCGGAGTGCCGCGTACTCGTCGACCGTGCCGTCCGCGCCGTAGAAGCCCTTGAAGCCTGTGAATTCCAGCGCGTCGTTAGCCCTGACGCCCGGGGCGAATACGCGCGCGTCGTCGGCCAGCGTCGTCACGTCAATGGACTCGCGCGCCCCGCCCATCTCCGGGATCGAAAGCAGGGAGTAGAGCCGCGTCGTCGGCGACGCCGTGGCGCCGTACTTAAGCGTGGCGCCGATGGAGCTGATGGGCTTGTTCATTTTCTCACCTCGCGTATATGATGTTGTCGCCTGTGTCGAAGAGGCCGGTGAAGCGCTGACTGCGCCGCACCAGCCCGTTGGGCAGGGTCGATTCGTCGTCGGTCGTGCAGTGCGGCAGGACGCCCAGCATCGCCTGAAGCGCGGGATGCGCGACGGTGCTCACCTGAGCGCGGGTTTTCCCGAAGTGGTCCAGCCGGACCTCCACATCCCAGCGCCGCACCTCCCGGGAAGCGGGCATGTACTGGCCATTGGACAGGTACACTTCATAGACCGTCAGCGGGAGTTGTATGCCTGCCTGCGCGGTGAACAGATCCGCTGGGTACGACGGCTTGGTGTTCGGGCTGACCGCCTTCACTGCATCGTACACCGCGTCCTTGACCGCCTGCATGGCGTCGATCATGCGCCTCCACCTCCAGCCTTGAGCGCCCGGATGCGCCGGTTGATCGCCGCGATGATCACATCGCGCGCGAAGGGTTTCTCCGCCAGGAATGCCGGCCACAGGTACGGGTTTGCCTCCATACCGTCCGACCAGACAAAACCCGGCTTGTGGTCCTTCGTTTGCTGCCCGGTATCGTCGTACCAGTACCACGGCTCCTGCGTGTAGGCGGTGGACGGGAGCGGGTATTTCGGACCGTAAGGGCCGCTTTTCGATGCGATGCCCTGCGGGCCGGTGCCCATCTCCAGGAACACCGGCATGGGCACCGTTCCCCATTTGCCGGTGGTCACGAACACGCGGGCCATGACCTTTCCATCGCGCTCCACGACTTCGGATTCGATGGCGCTGGCCAGCTGCGGATCAACGCCGGCCGCGAATAAGTGGGCGCGCGCCTTGATCTTGTTGGTGATCTCCGTCAGGCCATCCCGCATGCCCGCGCGAACCGCTTCGGGCATGGCCTCCAGCTTCGCGATGGCTTCGTCCAGCCCCTCGATCCCGCCTCTGACCGCCTTGATCCCATAGAGCCTCTGCCTTTTAGCCACCGAAGGCGCCCCGCTTCCCGATGTCGCACCGGTACTGGCGGGCAGTGGAGCGGTCCGCGATCACCTTGTAGTCCGGATCTCCGGTTGTGGGCGCATCGACCCATACGCCCTCGCCTTCCTTCAGTCGAACAGTGCCGGTGGAGAGCGTCCGCACGCTGGGCAACTTCTGACCGTACTGCGCCGCCGCGACTTCGCCCGCCGGTACGCCGACCGTGGCCATGAACTCCTGCGGCGTTCCGAAACCCATGATGTCTTCGCCGTCGCCGGTCGTGCCGCTCTTCACGGGGGGCGCGTGGTGCAGCACCTGAAGGTCGCTTACAGGTCCTCTCAGTGGCATGACATTTCACCGTCCTTCATTTCGCCGTTGTTGCCAGTCTCATGTCGGTCAGGAGTGCCACCTTTTCGGGCGGGAGAGACGAGATGCTCCGCGATACGCCGCCCTCGGAATGGCTGCTCTCGCCTTCGATGCCGCGCTGGTTGTACCGGATCACCGCCAGATCCACCTGCATGCCCTTCAGAAGGTCGGGTACCTCGGTGCGGTTCGTGAAAAGCAGGATGTCCTCGCCCGCGCTGGTGATCAGGTCCTCCAGCACATTGTCCGGCTCCACAATCGGCTGGAGCCGTGCTTTCAACCGGTCAAGCGGTTCCATGCCATCACCTCCAGGAAATTGATCAGGGCCGGATCACTCCGGCCCCGTCATCAGGTGGTCGACTTGTGCAGGTAGATGCCGGCGACCTTGTTTTCGTAGGCGGCGTTCACGCCGACGATCCGGTAGCCAAACTTCCACGCGTCCGCGTCCTGGTTGGCCTCGGGAGTGATCACCTTCGGCGCGATGTGCTTGGTGAACTGGATCACCGCGGGCTTGTGGACGATCTCGAAGTTGATGTTCTTGCCGGTCGTCCCGTCCTTGGAGTAGCCGCCGTCACCGTTGGCCGCGAGGGTGATCTTGGTATAGAACCGGGTCTGGGGCACCTGCACGACGCTGGCGAAGTCATCCAGCACCGCGCGGGACTTCGTGTTGTCCAGGTCCTTGATCAGGTTGTACAGGGTAGCCGTGATGAACAGGATCCGGTCGGTCAGCGGAACCTCCGCTTCGTTCATCGCGTTCAATCCGGCGCGGAGCGCGGCGATTACCGCGTCGCCCGTGGAGAGCGCAGCGCCCGCCACCGTACCGATGCCGCTGATCTGGGCCAGCTTCGCCAGACGGTAGGCGTCCACCTCCGGCACCACCTTGGTGCGGATGAACTCGCCCGCCAGTTTGCCGAAGGCGATGCCCGCGGTCTCGGCATTGTCTTGGGTGTCAACGGTGAACATGCGGCCGCGGTCGTAGTCGACCGTCACGGTTTCGTTGGTCAGGGTCACGTCACCCGCCACATAGCCGCTGTTGCGGTCGTAGTTGGCCAGGCCTTGCATGGTCATCTTGGGGATGATCAGCTCGTTGACGTTGGCGCCCTCGCGCGCCAGCTCCGGCGCGCCGTCCAGGATGGACGTAAGCGAACCGGCCTTGTACACCTCGTCAAGGATGGGGACGTACTTTTTGAAAAGGGCAATCGAGTTGGCCATGGTTCATTCTCCTCTCGTTGTGGTCACTTTTTCGCAGCAGGGAGGCCTGCCGCCGCGCGCATCTGCGCGAGGTATGCATCCTCTCCGGTTTCACCCTTGCCGCCGGGCGCGCCGTCGCCCGCAAGGCGCGCTTTCACACCGGCCTGCACAGCGGCGCGGAAGGCCTTCTCCGCGGCTGCCATGGACTTCTCAAGGGCTTCCTCGTCCGAGTAGTTCAGGGCTTCCGCAAGATCCTTGGGCAGGCCCTTTTCGGCCAGCGTTTCCAGCGCAGAAGCCCGGAGCTCGCGCGTTTTGATGGTGCGCTCGCGCTCCTCCAGCGCCTTCTGGTTGGCCTTGCGGTCGGCCTCGGCGCGCTCTTCAGCGGACATCTTCCCGCGCTTCTCGCCTTCCGCTACGGCTGCGGCGATCTTGGCTTCGGTGTCCTTGCTTGCCTTGGCCAGGCGCTTTGTGACGATGGCGTCAAGCTCGGCCTGGGTGAAGGTCTTCTCGCCTTCACCCTTGCCTTTGCCGCCGTCATCGCCTTTCCCGTCGCCGTCGGCGCCGTCATCGCCCTGGCCATCGCCAGCGCCTCCGGTGCCAGCGCCACCGCCGGATCCGCCGTTTCCAGCGCCACCTGCGCCACCCGCGCCACCACCGCTGCCGTCCGCTGCCATCCTGCGCGCCTGCAAAAGCCTGAGATAGTTCATGGTGTTCCTCCTCCGTTTATCGCCCGTCGGCTAATCCCGGTCACCCGGTCAAACAAAAACCGCGCTCCCGCGCGGCCTGTTTCCTATGCTGTGATCGGCGGGCATCCTGCCGCCTGCCACCGTTCCCACTGGTCGTAATTCCACGTCGCCGGGATCAGGAGATACTTCCCGTCCTTGTCCTGCACCGACCGGTTCACCGTGGCCAGCCATTCCCACCCGTAGACCGGGATGGTGGTCGACCGGCACCACGGGTGCAGCGGGGGCAGGTTCACGCCCGGCTTCGCATCCGCCACCATGTAGACCTTGCTCGAGTGCGCCCGGCACACTTCGCTGGTTTTCTCGTCGAAGATCGCGACGAACTGGTACTCCTCCACGCCGCCGTCTATGTAGCTGCGAAGCTCGGAGTGGTTGGCTACATACGCCGTTTCCGTCACCACCAGCCGCGCGGCGACATACCGGCTGACATCGAAGGTCTTCATAAGGTCCCGGATGATGCGGTCATGGTCTTTCCCGCCCATCAGCCCGGATGCGATCTCCCGGCTGACCATCTGCGAGAGCTTCTCCGTGTTGTTCCAAAGCCGGTCGGAGTAGGAGATGCCCGTCCGCTTGTCCTTCAGTATCTGCGTCAGCTGACGTTCGCTGATCCCGGACGCGTTCCACCCAACTTGCGTACCCTTCTGCAGGTCGAAAGCGGTGCGCATGTAGGCGTCTTTGCCGACCTGCCTCAGGGCTTGCGTTCCGAGCTCCAGTTCACGCTGCCCCAGCCTGGCGCAGGTGATGTTCGCGCTCTCCTGCAGCGCCCTCAGGTTCGTGAGCCGGAACCGGACGGATTCGGCGTTGAGCCGGGCGCGAATACTCAGCTTGACCGGGCTGTCCTCCAGCGCGTTGAGCAGCCTTTTCAGTCGCTTCAGCTCAGTCTGTGGCGCGGGCTCCCGCAGGATTGACGCTGCTTCCTGAAACGTCATCCCGGTGCGCCGTGCGTAGCTGCCGACCAGGCGCTGTATCTCCGCGGAGATCTGAGCCTGCGCATCTTTATAGGCCTCGCCCAGCTGCTGGAGCATCCGGTTGTCCGCGCGGTTGTAGATCTCCTGGCGCATCGCCGCGCGCTCCTGCCAGTAAACGTCGTTCGGCAGGCTGGACATCCTGACCGTCTGCATGTTACTCCTCCAGGGTCTTGCCGCTGTCGGTGGTCACAGGCGCGTTCATCGGCATATCGAAAGCCTTCGCCTGCCGCTGCGCCGCTTCTTCCTCCTGCTTTCGCAGTAGGTCAAGCGCCTGTTTCGGGTCTTCGATCCACGGGATCTGCTTCAGAAGGATCTCGTCCGCGACGATCCCGCGAAGGGACTGGACCATCTTCGCGATCTCGTCCTCATTCACCGGCAAGCTGCGGGAGAAGGTGATCTCCACCGCTTCCGCGTCCAGCGTGGGGGAGGCGAGCTTGCCCATGAAATGCGCCATCATGCGCAGCCTCCAGCGCAGCGCCTCGCGGAAATACCGCTCTTTTTCCTTGATCAGCTGCGTGAATCCGAACAGCTTGTAGCCCATCGTCACGCGGGAAGGGTTCCCGGCGAAGGAGTCGTCGGTGATGTCGGGCACCATGCTCAGCTTGTGGATCTCCTCCTTGATGGACTTTTTCAGCACCTCCACCTGCGTCTCGTCCATCGTCTGGATCAGGTATTTCGCATCGGCTGGGCGGTCGCCGGACTGTGGCAGCTGCAGGATCCCGTCCTGCTTGATCTGCTCCCTGGGCGTGCGCCCCTGGGCGTCTTTCTCCAGCCTGCAGCCGATCAGGACCAGCAACGCGTTCACGAACTGCTCTTTATCGTTCACGCGGTCGGACTGCAGCACGTTCAGCGCATCGATCAGGCTGGTCACCCACTCGAAGTCGCCCATTTCGTCTTCGTCGTTCCAGTATTCGTTGACGGGGATGCTGCCGAAAAAATGCTCCTCATCCTTGGCGGGCGCCGCGTCGATCAGCGCGTACAGTTCGGGTACCTCAAAAAGCTGCCGGTGCGTGGCCGTGTAGACGCTCACCCGGTATCCTGAACGGATGCCGTTGTTTTTCGTCATGACGCTGTAGTGCACGCCGAACAGCGGGCGCTTCTCCACCGTGTCGTCGTACACCACGAAGGCGCTCCGGGGGTCTACCGCCGCGCAGCGCGGGTTCGCGTCCTTGTCGGCATAAAGAACTTCCGCCGCCCGCCCGAACTTCGAGGCGGTCTTGGCCAGCTCCATGTCCACCGCCTGGGCGTCACAAACCTTGTACGTCGCCATCACCGCCTCCAGCGCCGCTTTCTGCTTTTCGTCGCTGTAGGCCACCGGCGAGCCGATCAGGTACCCGGACGCCATCTTTGTGATATACCGGGCGTAGTTGTGGATCAGCCGGTTGTTCGCCTTCCCGGATGTCCGGACGCGCTCCGTGATGGGCGGCTCGTTTTTGATGTACTTTTCAAGCCCATCCAGCCGCGTGCAGTTGTCCCGGTGCTCGTCCATGCAGTATACAAGCGCATCCCGGGCCACGCGCCCATTTTCGATGCAACCCTCGGATCGCTTGATCATAGCCCTAACCCCTCCTTGCTCGCGGTGGTTGCCATTTCAGACGCCAGTGTCCATTTCTCCAGCGCATACCGCATCGCGTCCAGCAGATGGTGGAACCCGTCGTCCTCTGGCTCATTGATGAGCGTTCCGAACTTGTCCTTCTTCCAGCCGTGGTTCTCAATCTCCGTGATGAAGTTCACACAGCGTGGGTTCGCGACGATCTCATAGTCCTGAATCCACTGGATCCCGCCGATGACGCTGTCCTTGCCTTTTTTCGCGCCGGTGACCCTGAGGCCGTAAGCATCGCGCAGGTTGTCAATAGACTTCGGTTCACTGTCCGCGACGATCTGCTCTTTGCCATATCCCAGCGCTTTGATCTTTTCCGCGATCTGCGCGTTCTGCAGGCCCCGCTCGTACATCTCGTCCCAAACGAAGATCTGCCGGGTTTGCCTGTCGATGAAGCCGACCCACAGCGCCGACGGGTCGTTCGTATACCCAAAGTCCAGGCCGCAGGCCATTTCCAGCTTCGGGTGGAGCTTACGGAAATCCTCGGACAGCAGGTTCAGCTCAACGCCCTGTGCCTCGCGCCAGCGTTCGTACACCATGCCGTCGACACGGCCCCAGTCGCCCAGGCCCGCCACCTTGAAGCGCCGCGGGTTTTCCTTGCGCATGCGCTCAAAAAGCGCGTGGTCGGCCGCGTCCAGCCATTCGTTGCAGGTGTAGTCCCGCGTCATGGCCAGGATGTCCGGGCTTGGCTCCGCATCGAAGAACCGCTTCTTCAGCCAGTGCTTTTCGTTCCACGGGTTGAACGTCAGCGTGATCTGTTTGAAAAGGCCCTCCGGCACTTCGCCGCGGATCGATTCGTCGATCACGTCGAAGTCAGATTCCTTGCGGATCTCGTAGGCTTCCTCGATCCACATCCAGCACAGCGCGCCGATTTCAACCGTGATGGACGTTACCTTCAGCGGGTCGTCCAGGCCACGGAAGTAAATCTTCTGCCCGGTAGGCAGGTAGGTCATTTCCAGCGGCGATTCGGTGATCTTCCAGTGTTCTTCAACGCCCAGCCGCCGGATCGCCCACTTCAGCTCTGTGAAGCAGCTGTCCTTCAGCGTGCGGAAGGTCTTGCGGATGACGAGCAGGTTCGCCTCTTTGTACCGCACGTCCATCAGATTGGTGATGTACCAGAGCGCCGTGGTCTTGGACTTTTTCGAAGCGCGGCTGCCTTTGACTACCCGGTAACGGCCCTTGAAGTTCCAGAACGTGGCATAGCCCTTGCCAACCAGCTTCGGCAGGCTCTTTTCCACGTGAGGGTAATCAATCTTCAAGCTGATCAGCCCCTGTGATGACGACCGGCAGTGCGATGTTGATGGTTTTCTTGTCGTTGAACATGCTCAGCTGTCTGCCGATCAGCTCCAGCGCCCTCGTTGCGCCCTTGCTGTCATACTGCCAGAACCCGGAAGGTTTAAGGCACCGTTCCTCCTCGTCCCACTCCATGACCGGCTCCTTCGCCATGGAATGCTGCACGCATTCCCGCAGCTGGAGCAGCACCCAATCCGATGTCATGGCCAGCCGCGTGGCTTGCTCGGCCTGCAGTTCGCGCACGCGCGAGAGGATCTTTGCATTTCTCAACAGCCTCCAGGCTTGTGAGGCGGCGGTTTTCTTCGAATACCCCGCGCGTGTGGCGGCCTCCGTCCCGTTGTAATCGATCAGGTATTCTTCACAGAAGCGCTCCTGCTGCGCGGTGAGTTTTTCAGATACCGTTACAGCAGGCTTTTTCGCGGGCTTCTTCGTCCCGGCTTTTCGCTTTTTCACCCGCGTCACCTCCTTCGTTTCGGCATCCTCGCATATGAAAAAGCCGCGTCGGCGGTATGCACCGGTGCGGCTTATTGATAATACGGTTGTGCACTACGGGGGTTAACCTAATGCTTCACGAATAAGACTTGGTATTTCGGGAAGAAAGACGCGAAACGCTAAACGACTGCGATCCTGGTATGTTTCGACTACCAGACCATCTTCTCTTAGCCTGTAGACAAGATGAGTTGTCAATTGACGTCCAAGGCCACAGGCTTCTTTCGGAAAATCTGCGTCGGTAGATTCAATTGAGATATTGCTCAAGTCACCATGCTTAATTGCCAACCTGGCACGTAGCAGTAGATGTGCCTTCACAGCCTTATAGGCCTCTTCAAGTTCTTTCTCCCAGTCGCCACCTAAAGTCGCTTTGTACGCATTCATCCGAGCCTCAGCAATTTCATCAAGAAAAGTCACGCTATTTCCCCCTCCCCTTAATTCTGATAACGCAATAATAATATTTAATCACATAAAAAGCAATGAATTTCTCGAGGCAACAAAAAACCGCGCCTGCCGCGCGGTTTGACCATTTGCCCGGGTCGGATGGTGGCTTCCGAACCATCCCGACGATACCATAATACCACGGTTTCGGCGACACTGCATGCCATTTTCTGCCACTTAATGCCCAAATTTCATTTCGAGCTCTTTGATCGCGGCCAATCTGCGCTTGTTCACGTTCGAGCGCGAGAACCGGATTCGCGGCCCGATCTCCTCATCACACTGGTTGAGGCAATAGTAATACCGCATGATCGCCCGGTCGATATTGTCCCGAAGGTAGGTGATCAGGTCTTCAACATCCGCCAGTAGTCGGCCATACGTCTCCTCAGCCAGATCAAGGGCATGCCAATACATGTCCTCATGCTGAGCGTGCATTCCCTGCGGGTTATTCGTTCCGCGCGGTGAAAAGACATACTCATCCTTGCCGGGTACCTTTTCAATGCGTGGCCAACCGGGATATCCGGCAGGGGAGCCATATGTCCCGGTTTGTGCTATCTGGCTTCGGATCGCGGACAGTTCGATTTCCGCATTCCGCCGCTTTTCCAGCATCGCCCAGATTCCACCGTAGCCCTCTACGATCTCCCTCGTCATCAAGCACACCGCTCCTTTCGTGCCTTTTTCACCGCCGGACGCTTCCGAAGCCGTGCGGAAATGTGCACGCCCGGGAACAGATCGGATATCTTTGCCTCGCACTCCGTGAACGCGTACCCCGGGTTCCCGGCCTCGAAAATCCCCCGGGCTGCAATCCGGCAGTCCGCCACCATGCGCTCCATCATTCTGCGGGAAACCTTGTGGTCGGCCACCGTCACCTTTGGCTCCCTAAGGTTCCGGCTGGCGCACCAGCGTTTGTTGCCCCGCTTCGACCGGGTGATGTACGCGGCCAGCGCAGCCAGCCCCTTTTCGTCCGGCTTCAGGCGGTCGGACTTCGCCCGGCCCCTGCCCCACAGCGCCTCCGCCACGTCGCGGTCCATCGCGCTCATGATGATGTGGTGGTGGACGCGCACCTCCCGGCCTTCATCCTCGAACTGGATCACGTACAGGTACCGGATCGCATCCAGGCCGTTCTTTTTCCGCCAGGCCTTCACCCGCTTGATGTAGTTCACGATGTCCCGACGAGCCTGGTCCATCGTGGGCGCCTGCCGCCCGGCGTAGGTGAACGTCAGGAACAGGTCCCGCGGCGTGAAGTTCTCATGGATCAGCCGGGTCACGCGCTTGGCGCTGTTCCGGGCGTTCAGGGTCTGCTGCGCCCTCCGGGTCACCGCTGCCTTTGCCCCCCGGTGCATCTTCGGTGTCCGGTACAGCGGGTAGATCTCCACTTCACGGTATTCTCCCGCCGTGATCGTCTTGGTCCGGTACCCGACGATCTCCGGATCCCGCATCAACTCCAGCGTTTCCTCCGTGGTCGGCTGCTCAAACAGCGCCTCATACCCCAGCACCCCGGCTTTGCGCTTCCTGGCCATGCTCTTTCATCCTCCACGTAACAGGTCCCGAAGGTTCCAGGGGGGCAAGCCCCCCGCCACACGGCACCCCCCAGCCCTCCCGGGGGAGGGCCGCCCCTCCCCCGGCGGGCGCCGCCCCCACCCGCGGGCTGCTGCGGCAGCCCTTGAACGACATTTCCCATATCTGGATAGATGGCGGTTTATTAATACGGCATACTAGGACGGCAAAGCGGCTGCCCGCCGCCATTATATAATGGAAGAATCAGGTCGACGTTGCACCCGGTGGGAGCTTGTAGTCCTTTCTTACCTGAGCCTGAAGATCTTCTGAAGGAGCCCACTCGAAATGGTAGCGTTCCTTGAACTTCTCGGCGCCCAGTTGTAGCCAGATCCGCGCCAGCATCCCTGCGTCATAGGACCGGCTCAGCGTCCGGTTGTCGTTGAATGCGAACACGATGGAGCCGTGGTCACTTGCGTACATGGGAACACCTCCAGTTTCTGGTCTTCCGGTCAAGCTGCTTTTTCAACACACTCCGGCAGGTTCGCACGGACCAGCGCCGCCGCCACCGGCGGGCATACGGAATTCCCCACCCGGGCCACCTGCGCCTTTTTCGGGTACGGCTTGCCGCTGGCGTCCCTGTCAATGACATACTCCTCCGGGAATCCTTGTGCCCGGAAAAGCTCTCGCGGCTCCAGCATGCGCAGGCCGATGTCCACGATGGCGTACTGCTGCCCGTGAATTGTGACCAGTGCGAACCGGTCGTTTGCCGTCACCGTGTCAAGCGGCGCGCCTATTTCCTGCCCGGTACCCTGCCCGTAATACTTGATCAGGAACGCGCGTACTTCGCCGTAGTGCGTCCCGCCCGCCGTCACGGTCGGCATGGGCCGATTCAGATCCTGACCGTACTCCTCGCCGCGGAGCTTGACCAGATGGGCGGCGACTGGCGAATTGTGGTCCCGCGCCGTGACGGTGCCCAGCGGTTCCTCCGGGCGGCTGCCGTTATTGATGAAGCCGTCGCCGAAATACTTGCTAACGAACGCCGAAACCAACGCGAACTTGTTGCCCTGGGCGACGATGGTCCCGACTGGCGCTTCGATGTCCAGCACGCGCGGCTGTTGCCCGGGCGCTTCGCCGTATCCCATTTGAATCAGCGTGGGCGTGACGAGGCAGTGCTCCGCCTTTGATACGATGGTGGTCAGCGGGTCTTCCGGCGAATACTGCCGCCTGTCACCCGCGAAGCCGTTCTGCCCAATGGCCGTGATGACCGGCGTCACTACGCTGAAGCGCGTCGCTCCAGCCATTACCGTGTCCAGCGGCTTTCCGGTCGACTGCCCAATGCTGTTCTGCTGGAACTTCACGATGAACGGCTCTGGGTTCTCCACGACGTATTTCATGATCCCGCGCGCGATCCGGCGCAGGGTGGCCTCCGCCAGTGGTTTTTTCCGCTCGAAGATGGATGGGCACGGCAGCGACCAATCGATGCACTCCGCTGCCGTGCGCCAGGGTTTCAGCATGCCCGCCTGCACCTGCAGGCTGTTCGGCGCGCCGTGCGTTGGTTCCGGCCAGACGATGGGCCGACCGTCACGCCGAGCGATCAGATAGAAACGTGTCCGACTCGTCGGCGCGCCGTAGTCACACGCCGCCAGCTGCCGGTATTCCACGTGATAGCCCAGCGCCTCCAGCTGTTCCTTCCACCGCTCAAACGTCCGCCCAACGAACCGCTTCACGGGCCTGCCTTTGCGGACGGGTCCCCAAGTGACGAACTCGGGGACATTTTCGAGGATGATCACCCTCGGCTTCGCAAGTGCCGCCCATTTCAAGGCAACCCATGCCAGGCCCCGGATGGTCTTGTTGACCGGCGTCGCGCCCTTCGCCCGGCTAAAATGCTTGCAGTCCGGGCTGAACCAGCAAAGCGCCACGGGCTTTCCGCCCGTCGCCTCGCGCGGATCCACCGTCCAGATGTCCTCGCAGTAGTGCTTCGCGCCCGGATGATTGGCAACATGCATGGCAATGGCTTCCGGGTCATGGTTGATGGCGATGTCCACCGACCGGCCGAGCGCCAGTTCAATGCCGGTAGATGCACCACCGCCGCCGGCGAAGCTGTCAACGATCAATTCCATCATGCCTTTTCTCTCCTGTGTCTTTATGCCGCACAAACACCAGCGCGTCGGGCTTACTCGACGTCACCTTTGCCGCTGGCCTCGCCATCCTCATCGCCCAGGTCCATGCGCTCCTGGAATCGGCGCATGGTTTCCTCGGCCTCCCGCTCGGCTTTTTCCGCGGCTGCCTCGGTGTCGGGAGAGGCGCTTGTGCGGATGGCATGAAGGGCAACCGACTGCACCTGGGCCATGATCGACTCGGCGGTCTTCTGTGTCGCCGGGCAGACCAGCGCGTTGCACAGCATGTTGCCGTAGACGGCGATCAGGATATTCCCCCGGGCGTCGATGCGCTCATAGAACTCCAGAGCGCCCATCTTGTTCTCCGCGGGCTTCAGCGTGGCGACAGGTACGAAGATCAGGCCGCTACCGCTGCCCAGCACCCGGAACAGCTCACCGGAATACCAGACAGCGCCCATGTCCTCCAGCAATTTTTCGGTGTCAGGCTGCGGCTCGATGGTCAACCGCGAGTCGTGCACCGTGTACTCGTAGACCTGAACGTCTTCGGCCTGCTTCGGCGTCAAGTCGAACAGGGCCGGAATGCTGCCGCTATGGATCCTCACGCCATCGATCGGGTACGCGTTGGATCCATCCGAGAGCCATTGCCGGCCGCCGGGTGTGTTGATGATCGTGAACGTCTCCTTCGCCATGCACAGCTTCTTGATCGCGGTCAACTTCATGCCATCTACCTCCTTTGTCATGTGCGCAGGAATCAGACTTCCCGGATCTCGATCCCCAGGTACTGCTTCATCTGTCGGCGCTTGCTCTTGTACTCGTCCGTCCGGAAGCCCTTCGCGTCCTCCACGACGTAGCGCCCGTCGTTCTCCAAAACCACGAAGTCCGCAACATACCGTTTCCCGCCGGGAAGCGGAAAAGGCTGCTGGCGAACGAATCCGCGGATCTGGCCGGCCGCCAGCAGCATTTTCAGTTCCCCGTACCGTCCGGCCTCGCGCCTGCTGTCGAAGGTGATGCCATCGACCACGGTTTTCTCGTTCCCGTACTTGCTGCGCTTGCCCGGACGCTCCGCCGGGCCGGTGCCGTCACGGCCCCGCGGACTTGCGGAGCCGTGCAATTCCTTCGGCAGCGGCAAGCCGTGCTTGGCGCAGTACTCGCGCACCCAGGCTTCGTCGAAGGTGAGATCCGTTGGCGGGAGTTTTGCCATCAGCCCACACCCCCTAGTTGCAGCTGCTCCAGCTTCTTCAGGTACAGCGTCGCCATCCGCCCGCACACCGCGGCAAATACGGGATCGTTACCCGCCCGCTCCAGCTTCTTGAGCCACCTGTCGATGCGCTTCCTGTATTCCATCGCTTGCTGCACCTGTTTGTCGGGGTAGATCTTCCTGCTCCGCAGCCCGCCGGAGCGCGGATGGTGATACCGTTCAACCTCCATGAATGCTTTGATCATGCCTTCCGCCCTCTCTGCCGCAACCGGCCGGTTCTGTGCATCCAGTCCAGCGCCGCAAACCAGGCCAGCACCGCCCCGACAATGTAGCCCGCCAGGAATACGATCGGGCGGACTTCGAAAGCCCGCATCAATCCCTCCATGCCCTACGCTCCTTTTCCGGCTTCCGCCATCATGATCGAGTGCTCAATCGTCTGCAGGTCCGCGTGCAGGATGTCCATGAACCTTTTGAAAGCTGCTTTATTCCGCCTGTACACCGAATTCTCAGGCAAGCTCTCATATCGCTGGATTGTCCGAAGCTGGTTCTGCCGGTGCTCCTCCAGTAGTTTCAACCGCTCGTTTGTGTTCATTTCCACAGAATCCACCCTCCTGCCCGGCATAGCCAGTTCAGAATCCACTTCATACCGCTGAGCTCCTTACTGTCCGACCACGTCGTCGGCCCTTCCGGCCTATGCTTCATACAGCCCAGCGACAAACCCTTCCGGACCTCCGGATGCGGGCTTCGCTGTCCAGCTCCGCCGGGGCGCAGATGTAGCGCGCGATGGAGTACATGTCCACCATCGTACCGGCGCAGGCGGATTCCAAGCGGCCGTCTGCCAGCATGCGCCGGATGGTGCTGGGGTCCCGGTTGATGATCTTCCCGGCCTTGGCCAGAGTGACGGTTTCACCGTAGCGGTCAATCATCGCCTCGGTGCGTTCCTTCAGTGTCATGGTGCCCTCCTTCGTTTAGTCCGTCCGTCCGATTTGCGCCCGCATCAGCGTCAGGGCGGCGACGGCCTCATCGATCTCTTTTAAATAGGAAGCGCGCAGCATCGGATCGTCCAGCTGCCCGTCCATGGCGTCGCGCTCCACGCGCTCCTGCAGGGCCAGCACATCGCTCAGTTCGTACCGCACGCCGAGTACCGCGGCCAGAAGGCCGTTGGGCTTGGCCTCCCGGTACCGCTCACGGTAGCTCTCGCAGTTGGAGAGCATCCAGCGGTGCCAGATCGCTTCCGCCTCCGCGCCTAGCGCGTGCTCGATGTTCGACACATCGTCCGGGTGCGGGTCCTGCTTGCCGTTCTCCCAGCGTTCCAGCGTGTCTTCCGATACGCCCAGTTGGTTCGCCAGCTGCCAGCGCGGAATTTTCCGCGTTTCCCGCATCCTTTTCAGCTCCAAATACGTGAACTCTGCCATGCTGTTCAGCATCCTTTCGTGGTAAACTTGGTCTGTGGTCAGGCGAGGCGGCGTTCCTCCAGCCAGTTCACCGGGTCGAAACGGAGAATCTGGGAGAGCAGCAGGCCCGGCACGATGCCCGGGGATTTCAGCCCCTGCTCGATGTAGTTGTACATGCTCTGCGAGATCTCCGCGGCCTTCGCCGCTTCCTTCTGCGTCAGCCCGGCCGATGTGCGGGCCTTCACCAACCATCCCCGGTCGTAGGGTTCCGCTGCGGGTGTCCTCATGGGGGTTACCTCCTTCGGATTCACTATTGATATTTTTGGAAAACAGTGATAACATTGGGGAAAAGCTAATAATGCTTGCGGCTTTTCTAGTTGGATGCTCGGTGCTGCATTGTTCTGAGAGCAATTGGAGGTATGGAGTATGGGGAAGGACTTCACAAATGACGGTTCCGCCTTTATCGCTGTGCTGTACCGCGAGTATTGTAAACGCCGAAAAGACAGGGCCTCGATTGAGCGGGCTATGTACTTCGGGGATGATAAAGAAATTCAACAATCTCTGGCACCCAAGCTCCTACTGGATGATGTTACGCATCTTTGCTGGTATTTGGCCGAAAAAGGGATCTTGTCTGCTTCCCCCGGTGATAATCAAGCCAACGATGTATCCATTACGGATGACGGGATCGCTTACATGGAAGACCGCTTCCCCAGGGGCCTTGAAGATGCGTTGTCGTTCATAGGGAAGATTATGGCTCTTGTTCCTTGGCTGACCTAGCATTCTAGGGTTCCTCGTCTCGGAGCATCGACACCGGAGCGACACGAATAGATAAAACCCGCTACCCGGCCGCTTATCGACAGTCGGTCTCAAACAGACGCTCTTCGGTAAGGTGCCGGTAGAGAAAACAGGCCATCATTCCAGTTTTTTTGAGAACTCTCCGGCGTCAGTTTTCGCCTTGGCTAAAGCGGCGTTTGTCCTCAAGAAGCCCTCCTTTTGGTCGATCGGTGATTTGGGGATTCGGTTAACCGCGGGTACGATCATAGTATAATAGTGATTTCGCTATTTGTCAATAGTGATTTCACTATACTAGCAAATATATGGGGGGCCTGCCGTGTGATACTCGTCGACAGGATTGAAGTCCTGATGCGCAAGCATGGGATCAAGACACGCAAAGAATGTGAATTGCTTTGTGGCCTTGCAAATGGCGCCCTTGGTAAGTGGGAAGCTGGCGCATTCCGCCCCTCTACAAGCAGCCTAGAAAAGGTTGCACAGTATTTTGGGGTTTCTGTAGATTATCTTCTCGGCAATACCGATGAGACTGCGCCGTTTACTGCACCAACCGGCGACGAGAAAATCGACATTCTCGCCCGGGCGGCTCGGAAGATGACCGAGGAAGAAAAGGATAAGCTGATCGAAATGGCCAAAGTGTTGTTCCGGAAAGCGTTTGATGAATCGGATAGGACATGACCATTAGGATGTATTCCGCCAGTTGACAAGTATTAAGCCCGCAGGTGCTGAGGAGCTACAGATGAGCATAGATGTAGAAGAAGTATCAGTATGCTACCTTAAACTTGAGTTAATGAAAAGCGAGTATTTATCGGCTTATATAAATTCGAAGGATAAAGAGCCATCGTATGATGGTCACATCATTATTCATCAGGATAAAACTAGATCAAAAGAAGCAATAAAACGCGTCTTTGTCCAAGTTAAAGGAAAATCTGAAGAAGATTTTTCAAAGGAGTCCATTTCTTATCCCATTGAAATATCCGATCTCAAAAATTACCTCAATAACGGTGGGGTTTTCCTGATTGTTGGCTATGTTCGCAAGAATCTTCCAAGCTTTCCTATAGCGAAACTGTATTATGCTTCGTTAACTCCAATTACGCTGAAATTGTATCTTGAAGAAGCTAAAGGATCCGGGACAAAATCTATAACCCTACATGAGCTTTTGCTAGGCAGTGTAGAATTAACCACGAAGCTACTTAATTTTTATAATGATTGTTCAAAACAAACTAGTTTTGCCTCGAAAAAGCTCTTCAATATTGAAGAGCTCGAGGCGACAAATATGATCGAGTGCTTAAAGCTGACAGTCCTTGCATCAGATGAGGATACTAGGAGTTTTGAAGAGCTCGTTCTAGAAAATGAACCCAATATCTATGCTGTGACGAAAGCTGGAGATGAATTACCAATTGCCATGGTTCCTGATTCCGTTTGTACAGTTAGGTTAATCCCGATAGATGTATGCGCCAATGGCATCAAATTCTACTCCGAGGTGCTTTTAGAGCGTGGCAAATACAGAATTACCACAAGAATCGGAGACAACATAGAACTGATACAAGAAAAGTCCGTGCAAAAACCCGGTCTGAAATATAAAACAAGCGAGTATATTTGCAAGAAAATTATTGATCTTTCATTTCTTTATAATGCCATGGTTTCAGGTGGGTTCTATCTGGGAAATAGTTTTGTTGGCATGAAGTCAAACGAAAATGGATATAATTCAAAAAACATACAGATATCAATTGGATTTTATGAAGATCTATATAATGCGTTTAAAATGCTTAGTGTACATGATGACGTCAAAATAAGCAATATATCAAGGCTTGAGTATACTTACTCTAAAATTTTAATCGATGCATTCGTTAAGAATGTGCCTGTTCGATCAATGGGCGATGTTCCTGTGGTGGCAAAAATAGATTTGTATGGATTGTGTTTTATGCTTGTATTTATTCAAAATGAAGACAAGACGCATAATGTGTACGATTTTTTTAAAACAAAGTTTAATGCTTATGAAGATTCAGCGCTGATGCGGCCGGTATCGCAATACTCAATCTTGACACAAGAAGATTATTCTGTTATATCGAATATTAATTATGAAGTTATTGTCTCGTCGTTTATTGATATGGGGTATTACGATAATGCTTTGTTTTCACTTCTGCGGATGATATTAGGCTATGATCTTTCTGGGAAAACAGAGACATTAAATGCGGCTAAGAAACTTGCCGAATGGTTGCTGTATGATCCTGGCACCACGATAGATAATGAGATAGCTATGTTGAATTATTCACAAATTATTAAGCGTGAGCGGGAGTTTACTGATGAAGAATTTCTGAAATTGCAGTCAATAGCAGAAGATAAAAGAATGCGTGACGATATTCGTGTTGGGGCGTACCTGTTGTTGGGATCCCAAAGACCTGCTGAGCTTCTGTTCTCGAAAATGAGTCCTGACGAGCAGGAAGCATTCCGTCAGTATCCGATATACAGATTTTGGGAGTCACAGTAGGTTCTACATGACATTGATAAAGAAAAGGTGGGCAGAGTATGGCAAAGTGCAGACGTTGCGGCGATAACGGTCTTTTTCTCAAGGTGAATCAGGCGGGCTTCTGTGCGAAGTGCGAAAAGATTGCCAAGCACGAAGGTGAGATTGATCGTCTGAAGCGAGAAGCAGCCGAAGCCTCCAGCCGCGCCGCAGACGCTGTAAAGCTGCTTGCCCAGGCGGAAGAGGCGGCCAAGACACAGGCACTTCGCAATCTGGAAGTCTTGGAACGCCGCCTTTCTTCGGAAATCGCTCAAAAGACAGAGATGTTGACTGATCTGAGCGCCGCGGTTGCCGGGGCCTCTGCGGAGCTTGAGGCGGTTGAGAAGAAGGCGAGAACGGCCGAGAACCGCGTGAGCAAGGTGACGGCACTCTTCAAATCCATGAGCTACGCGATAGACCACTTCATGTCGCCGGAGTCTGAATATCGGGATCTCAAGCCTGTCTTTGACGCCTGTGACTTTTCTTCCATTGCACCCGTCCAGCTCAATTGCATGACCATGAAGGCGCTGCGCGCCCGGTACCGCCAGAATGAGCAGCGAGTGCGTGAAGTTTTCGTCTCATATGAAAAACGCTACACCACGAAGGCCAACGCCGCCATCTACAAGCTCATGGTGTTGGCCCTTGAGGCCGAGCTTCAGAACATCCTGCACACCATCAATTACGGGAAGCTGGAAACGGCACAGGAAGCTGTGAAGGCGCTCATCGAGCGGTACTATGCTATAGCGACCGATGGGAATCAGAACATCGCGCCGACGCTTCGCCGGTTCATCGGCCAGATCGAGGAGCTGTATTTGGAAGCCGTCGCCATCGAGTACGAGTATTATGTGCAACGTGAGCGCGCCCGGGAAGAGCAGCGTGCCATCAAAGAGCAGATGCGCCAGGAAGCCGAGGAACGCAAGAAGCTGGAACAGGAACGCAAGCAGATCGAAAACGAGGAGAAGAAATACCGAACGGAAATGGAGCGCATCGCCGCTCAGCTTGCTCAGACCCCACCGGAAGACGAAAGCGCGGCACAGGTCCTGAACGCACGCTTGCAAGAGATTCAAGAGCAGCTTGATTCCGTCGAGGGAAAGAAGGCAGAGATCATCAACCTCCAGAACGGTAAGGCCGGGACTGTGTACATCATCAGCAACATCGGTTCATTTGGCGATCACGTCTTCAAAATCGGCATGACCCGACGCCTGGAACCCCAGGAGCGCATCAACGAGCTTGGCGACGCAAGTGTGCCTTTCCCGTTCGATGTACACAGCTTCATTTTCTCCAATGACGCCGTGTCGCTTGAGTGTGCCCTGCACAAGGAGATGAACGAGCGCAGGGTCAACAAGGTCAACCTTCGTAAGGAGTTCTTCAACGTCTCCGTGGCGGAATTGCAGGCACTTGTAGAGCGCCTGGATCCTACGGCGCCCTTCCAGATGACCGCCCTCGCCGAGCAGTACTATCAGAGCCTTTCGATCACAGACGTACCCGACGAGTGCGCAGTTGTAATCGACGAGGAGGACGAAGCCAGCTAAACCAGTGTGAGACGGAGGCGGGAAGATCGTCTCGCCCTTGACAACCGAACATATGTTTGCTAAAGTGGATGCGTTATACGGTGAAGCGTCCACTTAGCCTTTGGTGGGTGTGCTTCATAAGTCGATAGGAGATGTCATGAGCTGCACTGCCCGCCGCCCGGATTACCACCGCGCCACTCGAAACGCCTACCGCACCCTGATTGCTACCGGGATCGATAACCTGCCTGTCGATGTGACGGCCATCTGCAAACGCTGCCGGAATACGATGGTGCTGTCCTTCAACGAAGTACGAGATTTGCTTTGTGAGGAGGATTTTGAGCCGCTCGATGGCCCAAGCCGTCTGGCGTTCACCTTACGTCGAACCATTGAAGACCAGGTACATTATCTGATCTTGTGGAATGACGAGGAGATGAGCCGGAACAGCGGCCTATACCGTTTCTCCATGGCACATGAGCTGGCGCACATCGTGATGAAACATGGAGATGGGGCAGACTACGTGGCCGAGCTGGAAGCCAATTGCTTCGCCCAGCATCTTCTTTGTCCACGACCGGTGCTTGATGTCCTCCAACCCGCAGACTATTTGGAGATCAGTTACCTTTGCGGGGTCTCCCGCAGTGCTGCACTCGCCGTGAGGAACTCCCTCCGGCAGGAAAATCGGTATGTGGATCCCGATATGTGGAATAAGATCTTTGCGGCGTTTAACTTGGATGAGAACCGAAATGTTGCAGACTATCTCTCGAGTGTTCAAAGGCACTTGCTCACAATACGAAGGAGGCAATGAAATGGACACCGGCGTCACCGGCATTTGGATTGGTGTCTTTGCGGGTTTTATAACCGGTATTGTTTCCAGCACCATCGTTGCCTTTATCTTTGACAAGCGACAGAGGATCCATAATGATCGAGAGAGATTTGAACTGGATAAACAGTTGTATTGTCGATATCTACAAGACATGTCCCTTGAATTGTCGTTCTTTGCTAGGAGAAACTTCGATGATTCTACAAGAATAGAACAGCTAATGAATAACGAGCCCATTAGATACTCGTTCGAGTGGCTTGATTATCAAAGCCAAACTAATAATATGGTTATTCGTTGTACGTTGAATAATATAAGTGATTCGATAAGAGATCATACCATAGGAAACAAAAAACATATCTTCCAGAAAGATTTAAACCTTGCCCGATTATCGGTTCTCAGGATGAAACATGTTCCGTGGTATTTATTTAGAAAAAGAAAAAAAGTAGTGGTCAGTGATGACAAACCTCCTATCAAGGGTGTGAGCCTTCCCTCATGAGAATTTTTTTGAAAGGTATTGAGTATGCCAAAGAGACAGAAAAGTGGCCTTTATCGCACAAAGGTCAAAATCGGCGTTGATGCTGATGGGAAGCCGCTTCTCAAATGGATCAGCGGCAAAACGAAGCGTGAGCTGGAAGAGTCTCGGCGCGAGGTTGAGGAGTTTTATATTTCAGGGACCGGTTTACGTGATGATCGGCTATTTGGTGATTTTGCCGTTGAATGGTACCGCATCCGGAAAGAGCCTTTCATTTCGCCGTCCTCCCAAGCCAGCTATCGCACCATGCTCAATAAGCACGTCCTCCCGGCCTTCGGCGACCGGAACCTTCGCGCCATTCAAGCTGGTGAGATCCAGGCATGGCTCAACGGGTTTACAGGTAGGTCCGATACCACAATCGCCTTAGCCCTTACGGTGATCCGCGGGATCATGCAGTCGGCCTGCGCTGACCGTATTGTTGGGAAGGATCCGACCGCTTACCTGATGAGGCCCAAGCAAGGCGCCGAGAAATCCCGCCGCGCGCTCACCACTGAAGAAACATCTGCCGTGCTTCGCGTCATAGGTCACCATAACCGCGGTGATTATCTGGCCGTCATGTACTATCTCGGCGTCCGGCCGGGCGAAGCCCGTGGGCTTAAATGGGGCGATTTCGACTGGAATGAAGACATGGTCCACATCCAGCGCGACATCGACTATACGGTCAAAGGGGCGACTGAAGGGGAGCTGAAGTCAGAAGCTGCGGACCGTTTCGTCACGGTTCCCCCTGAACTCCGCTCCATTCTATACGCCCGCCGGGGGCATCCCAAAGCCTTCCTTTTCCCGGGTGAGCGAACGGACCTCCCGCTCGCCAAATCCAGCGCAGAGCGCCTCTGGCTCGATCTGATGCGCATGGCTGGGCTGGTTGAAGAGCGAGAGAGTGAGAAGCCCTGGAAGCAGACGGACATCCGCGCTGAACTTCGGCCGCTCATCACACCGCACTACCTCCGGCACAACTACATTACCATGTGCTGGGAAGCTGGCATAGACCCGATGATCACGATGCGCATGGTGGGCCACGCAGACTACCGCACCACCGCGAACATCTACACGCACCTGACGGCGGAGCATCTGAAACGTACCCGGCAGGACATGGGGAAGGTCTTCAAAGCCCGTGCAACCGGAAAAGTAGCACAAAAGTTGCACAAATCGGCAAAGCGGTCGTCGAACGAATAA